AGCGTTACGTACACGCGGACCTTTAGGGGTTACGCGATCCTCGCCACCCTCCTGGTGCACGCTCGCGATTTGCCCGGCCCGGCCGGTGAACTCAACGCTGGCGACAGCCTCGGTCGCCTTGGTCTTGAGGTATTTGGCCGTCCGCAGTTTGGTGAACATGGCGTCGCGCTGGATGCGGCCTTGTTTGCCGCGCAGTTTTTTCTGTGCCTTGCGTGGCACGAACGCAGCGCCATCGGGATTCATCTGCGCCGCGATGCGCTGCTGCTGGCTGTGACGCAATGCGCGGCTGATGGCCAGGGCGATTGCGCGTCGGTTGGCGGGCGCGAGCTTGAGTAGCAGACCGGCGGCCCAGTCCTCGAGCAGGACGAGATCGTCGCTCACGCCGGCGGCACGTCCCAGCTAGCGATCAACTGCTCGCGCAGGTAGACCTCCCAGTGCTCTGCGGTGAGCTTGGCCTCGGGCTGCGGTTCGTCCGCAATGGTGATGTCGAGCTTGCCGCTGCCCAGCTCTTTGACGATGACGCGCTCGGTGAGTTGCAGCTTGATGCTGAGGTCGACGGTGTCGTGGTCGATGATGTCGGCCTCGTAGGTGATGCCGCTTTGGCGCTTGTCGACGTTGTCGAGTAGCTCGGGCTGGTTGACGCGCAACCAGATCAGAATGGCCACCCACACGACGAGCGGATCACCGGCGAAGTCGGTGAGGATGAGGTTGAGCGTGTACGCGGTTTCGTAGCTAAGGCCGGGCGCGTAGGTGCTGTGCAGCGAACCGGCGTCGATGAAGACCAGTAACCGCTCGGGATCGCGAGCGAGATCCGGCAGCGCGGCAACGAGGGCCGCGCGCAGGCTGGCGGGCTTCTTCATGGCCTGGCACCGGGCGCGGTGTTGACGCGCACCCAGTCCTGCAGCGCGGTCAGCTGAGCGGCGGTGGTGTGGCAGGTGGTGTAGTTGTCGACGACGGTGCCGGCGACGGCAGAGAGTGCAAGGTCGCTGGGTTGCGCATCAGCAGCGCCGGGGGGGCCGGGCAATACGTTCGCTGCGGTAGCGTCGTGCACGCGGGCAAAGCCAACAGGCACGACGCAACGAGCATCCGCTTGGGCAGTGACATAGACGGGGATCTCCTTGGTAATGGTGGCGCCGATGTCGTGCACGACCTGCACGCGATCGACGTACTGCACAACGACGTGGTCGCTGGCTTGTTTCTGTTCGAGCTGGCCCTGTGCGGTGCGGGCGGCAGCCTCGGCGGTGGTGGCTTGCGCTTCGGCGGTGGTGATGCGGTGGTGGCTGATCCACCCGTAGAGGCACAACGCGGCGATCAGCGCGACGCCGAACAGGATCTGGCGCAGCAGCGTCATGCGGCCTCCGCTGTCGCACTGAGCGCGGCGCTGTGGCGCGCGTACGCGCTGGCCAGCTTGGTGTCGTAGAGGTTCGCCGCGTAGGCCGGGCCGTTGTAGCGCTTGGCGAAGGCGGCCCACTTGCGGGCGCGCAAGGCCTTAAGCAGATCCGCATCCAACTGGACGAAGCGGACGAAGGCGGTCAGGTGCTCACTCTCGCCCTTGGCGAAGGCGGCGGCCATCGCGATCGCACTGGCGTAACCGAGTGAGGTCGCGTGGTAGCCCATGATCTGGAAACGGCCCCAGCTGCAGGCGGCAGTGGCGGTCTCCGGATGAATGGTGACGGCCTGCGCCAGGCGTGCGTATTCCGCGGCACCACCGACGTAGCCGCCGCGCTGCTGCGAGAGGATCGACGCCGGCAGGTTAACGGTGGTCGGATCAATGCCTGCCGCGACCAGCTGCTGCCAGAACACATGCCGCTCGAACAGGATCACCACGCGACCATCGGGCAGGAAACCGCCACGCGGGCTTTCGACCTCGATCACGGCGTTGATGGCGGCCGACTCGCAGTCGAGCGTGATGGCCGCGGTGTCGATGTCGTTCTGGGTGAGTGCGAGCGGGTCGATGGTGCCGGTCAACGCGGCTTGTGTGCGCGGCCCGGCGATACCGTCGACCACCTGGCCATGACTACGCTGAAACGCGCGCACCGCCGCTTCGGTGGCGGCGCCGTACCAGCCGTCGACAGTGAGTGGCCGTCCCGCACGCACCAGCCGCGTCTGCAGCACGGTGACGTCGCTGCCGTGGTCACCGACGCGCAGGCTGTTGGGGTTGTTCATCGTGGTTCGTCCGTAGGATGGCGGCGACGTTGCCGCGGGCGGTGAGGCTGAGTACGCACAGCACCAGGGCAATGCCGATGTCGCCGAGGTGAATGTCACCGGGTGGGTACTGGCCGAGTGCAATGCCGAGCGCCGTGCTGCCGGTGGAGACGATCAGCAGCCAAGCGGCGATGCTGACGATCGGCCGGTAGCGGGCGCCCTCGCGGCGGTAGAGGAAAAGGCGCACGCCGGTGATGGCGTTGGTGGCGAACAGCAGCAAGGCGATCAGGTGATCCACTACGGGCCTCCCCGGCGCAGCAGATTGCTGATCCATGCCGTGAGGTCGATCGTCTTGATGCGCTCGATCAACTGGACGGTGAGGGCAATGACGATGGCGGCGGCGATGAACGACGCGACGCCGGATTCCTGCAAAGGAATCTGCCGCATGAGCAGCGGTGCGGCGAGATAACCCATGATCCAGCTGATACCGAAGTAGGCCAGGCGCGAGCGCATGGACACCTCACGCGCATGCAGCGCCATCAGTGCGGCACCGGCAAAGGCGCCGATGATGGCGTTGCCGTCGATGCCGGGGATCAGCGTGGCGATGCTGACGCCGGTGGCGACGAGAGCGATCGAGCTGGTGGTGGTCGGTTCGGCCATCAGTGGTCCCCTGTCAGTGCCAGAGCTGCACCAGCGCGGTCTGCGACTGCGTGGCCTGTACGGTGTCGGGCAGGTTGATGACGGTGCCCAGCGGCAACACGACGCCGAGATCAGCGAGGCCGGGATTGGCGGCGAGCGCCGCCTCGGTGACGCCCTCGGTGCGACCCAGCACGCGCCAGCACAGCGCATCCAAGGTTTCGCCCTGGTTGGCGCGCACGATCACAACAACTCCACATCCGCACGCGGGCGGCCGAGCATGTCGCGGATGGCGTAGCGCACGTTGCGGCGGTAGTCGTCGATGGTGGGGTCGAGTGTGTCGGCGTGCTGGTGGCCGGCGTGCGTGGTGTCGACATCGCGGTAGCGCTCGATCAGCTCGGCCTGTGCGCTGGCGTACACGGCGCGGCGATACAGCCTCACCAGTCGCGACGTGCCGGCGATGATCTTGCTGGGCACATCATCAAGCGTGGTGCGGCCAAGAGCGAGCTGTTGCTCTTGCCAGGCGTCGAGCTGATCTTCGACGGCAGACATGGCCAGCGCGATGCACTCGGTGAGGCGCGCGTCGGTGATGGTGCCATCCACGCGCATCACGGCACGCGCCTCGCTGAGGTCGATCGATGGATACCAGTCGCCAGAACGCAGGGGATCGGGCGCGGTGGTGGGCGCGGTGGCGACGAGACCGGACATCATGACCTCACAGGGTGTTGCTCGGAATAGGTGCGGCGGTGATCGGTGGAACATCGGGTGGGAGAGAGGTCACCCGATGTCCACCGAGCCGCCGCGGTGCTCGGGGCGAGCTCAGGTGGCGACCGGCGTCGACAGAGCCAGCTGCTTTTGCAGCTTGGTGATCTCCGTCTTGATGCCCAGTCGCGCGTTCAGTTGCAGCGCACGCTGCAGATGGTCGAGTGCCTGCGCGGGCGATGCATCGCGCAGGGCCAGGCCGATGGCCTTGTGGAGTTTGGCGCGCACCTCATCCGGCATGTCGCGCCCGTCGGTGAGTTGGCCCACGTGCAGTAGCTGGGATGCGGTGACGTTGCCGCTATCCGCGTGGCCGGCACGCTCAGCGATTTCCTCTACCACCAGGGTGGCGAGGTCGCGCTGGTAGTGCTCGGGCAGCTTGAGGTTGTGAGTGAGCATGTGCGTGGCCATGACCAGCGCGCCGTCGATGTCGCCGGTGTCGATGCGCCAGACCATGACGGTGGCGAACACATCGTCCTGCACCGGCTGATCGGCCTGCAGCACGCCGTCGATCCATGCCGCGTACTCCGGTAGGCGCTGACGCTTGACCTCGATCTTCTGCGCGATCGACTGGATGTTTTTGAGGGCGCGCTTATCCTCGGCGAGCTTGGCGAGCATCAGCGCGTAGGCGCTGCCAGTGGCGACGGCGCCATGCTCGGCATCGGCGACCGCGGTCTGGGACATGGCGGCGGCGATGCGTTGGCGGTGCTGTTGGGCGGGTGATGGCATGGTGATGCGCTCTCGCGGTATTCGGTGGGGCACCGTCGGAGGGCTCTCCGGCCGACGGGCTTCGCTCTGGGGGGAGGGGTTCGGTGGTTACGAGACGACGATGTTTTCGACGAACGCCGTCAGCAGGTAGTTCTCGACGACGTAGGCGTCGTTGCTGGATTCGTAGTTCTCGATACGGTCGCGCTTGGCGTTGTCCACCAGCTGCCTGCGACGTGCGCCTTCCTGCGAATAGATCGACAGGTTGTCGAGCGTGGTGATCAGCATCGCGTTCTTCGGGAAGAACGGCACGCGTACTGCCTTGAGGCCGCCGATCTGTTTTTGCGACACGATGATGTCGGTGGCCAGTTCGTTCTCGGCGGTCTGCTGCTGGTTGATGCGCTTGAAGTACTTGTCCTGCAGCAAGTCACGACCGCAGATGACGACCAGCGCCGGGTTGTCGCGCACGGCCTCAGCGATCAGGTTCTCGGTCACGTCCGACACCAGGGCGTCGAGGTTCTCGTAGTCCTTGCCGGCACCGATGGTGACCTTGCCGCTGGCCGGAA